CAGACTCGAAAGGTGTGCAGTCTCCGTGTGCTCAGTGATAGGCACAGCCTGACCGAGAACATTCTCGCTACCCTTGTGGAGTGTGTACCGGATCAGACCAGCAGTGTGCTCCTCGATGAGGCGGAAGATGATGTTCGCGTTGTCAGTGCGGTACTCAGTCCACAACTTCACCGAAGCAAGGCGCCCGTGACGGAACGTGGGGATCGCAACATCAGCACGGTACGCCTTAGGGAACACATGATCAGCAACGTCAGTGTCCCACACAGGCGCAAGGTAGGCACCACCAAGAGCGGATGCGTACTCGCCAGCAATCAACAGCTGCGAGTGTGACTCATCAGAACGCATAATCAGATCAAGGCGTGCCTGACCGGTCTTGTTCTTCTCCTCGAAATCGGGAAGCTCAATGCGGGGCGCTTCACCAAACAGCAACGATGACGACTTCTGGGCAACATCAGCAGGCAGTGGCAAATGCAGTTGGGTGCGGTTCTCACCCTCAGCGACCGGTTGCCCCCAAAACATCTTCGACAGACCACCGATAACACCACCACGATGCGCGACACCCTTGTGCAGGTGGGTCGCGACACCAGTACCGGAGTAGATCGCCTTGATGGTGGCCATATCGCCAGCCCACCAGGCGCGGTGTTCGTTGTAGCGTGCGCCCGCGATATGGAATGGGGAGGGTGGCCACTGGTCGGCGTTTGCCATGAGGCCTCCTTAGGCTGCGAGCTTGATGTGTTGGCGCCAGATGTTCTCGGTCGTGACAACGCCGTAGCGGAGTCCGTCGATGGCGTGGTCGTTGACTTTCATCGGCTTGTCCACACCGAGGAGGGTTTGCTTTGGATCCCAGCTATACCCGGGCATTTCGCGGATCAAGTTCTTACACCTGTCGGTGATCTTCAAGCGCTTCTCCGCAACAAGAGAAGCGACTGTGCGGATCCCGTACAGAACTTCGTTGTCGGCAGTGGTGGTCGTTGTTCCCTGCTGCGCCATCTCCGTGCGGAGCGGGGCAGCGGAAGGGTCGAGGATCGTGTAGCGGGGGCGCATACCCTGCATGCTGTTCATTGGTAGGTGTTCGGCGTTCAGCCAAGTGATGAGCTCACGTGCCTGTTCTGATGGGGCGAGTTGCCGTTGTTCGATCTTCGAGTTGAAGTAGTACTCATCGATGGCGTACAGGTTTGGCCGTGGCCGGTTGTACTGGTCGATCTCATCCGAGAGTCCCAACAGGATTGCTGATGTTGGGTTCGATGTTCCGTAGTCCATGCCAACCGAGATCAGGTCGCGCATCGGCGGGAGGTCATCCCACGAGACAACAAAGCCGAGAGATACGTCCGGGTCGAAAGTTTCGAACACTGCACCCTCAGCAGCAACCCACTCGCCAAGGACATTGCGTCGGAAGTACAGGCCGGTGTTCTCGCGACGAATCGCTTCCTTGCGGGCCTCCGACAGCATCGGGTTGTCGTCGAGGAGGAACTTCCACACTTTCCAGTCCGGCAAGAACTGTGGGTGCTCAGGGTCGCACCGGTCAAGGAAGTTGACCTTGAACCAGTGACCAGGTGAGTCTGGGTTTGTGGTGCCGAATAGCTGTGCGCCCTCCCACAGGCGGTTCAGCAGCTGAGTGAAGAAGTCCTCACGCAACAGTGTGAGCTCATCAACGTATGCGCCGGCACAAGTGAGGCCACGGAGCACATTCTCCGAACGGATGTCGGATGAACCCAGCACCCACACCTTACGGCCAAGAATCCAACCGTAAGCGGCACCAGACGTGTACGAGATGTACTTCGAATGGATGCCGAACAGTGTTGAGTCCATCAACGGTGCGAACACGTTACGGGCAGCAGAATCGCGGGTACGAGACACCACGATCAGTTCGCCGCGAATCTCCGACGTTGCTACATAGATCAGGAACCGTGCCAACGAGGCAATGGTTTTACCTGAACGGACTGATCCTTCCCAAATGTTAATGCGAGCGGTGGATTCCTTGAGGGAACAAATCTGTTTCGGCGACATCGGCGCGATGAACGACGAGCCATCAGTCATGGTGTGATGCCTAGGAACTCGCCCAGCTCAGCGAGCATGCCCTTGGCCTGTGCTTCGCCAGCGTTTCCATCGACCAGCTCAAGACGTGTTGCACGCTCAAGGTAAATACCGATCGACGCAGCAAGATTCTTCTCATCACCCGAAGGTGCCGCATCATCATTCACAGTGAACGAACCCTCACTGGTGACGATCCGGTACGTGAACTTGTCAGACTCAAGGCGAGTCAGCACCTTCTGCGAACGCAAATACATCCGGTCGATAATGTCCGCACGAACCGCAGCACGATCAATCCGGTGAGCCTGCACAGCAGCAGCAGTCTGCTTCCGTGCGAACGAAAGACCTTCCTTCTTCGCCCACCCTGAGATGGTTGAAGCAGCAACACCGAGTTCCTTCGCAATCGCATTGCAGGACTTACCAGCGTCGAACAGCTCCCGCGCGCGATCACCTTGGTCGAATGTTCGCCCTCTTGCCATGGTCATCACCTCTTGCGTCGCCTGGACGCGTTCGGATGAGGCTCAGCCTCGGGGGGTTTACTGCCTGTGGAGTTCCAGGTGAGTGTCGAGCGTTCGGGTATCTGGGGTGCAGGTCACGATGACGTCGCCTTGTCCGTGGTGGAACGGGACTGTGGTTATTCTGCATGTGACGGGGACGCTGACCGCGGTGGAACACTCGGGGCACTTGATAAGTACTGAGCCTGCGTTGAGCATGCTTGCCCCTTTACGTGTGGTGTTCGGCAGGCCTGCGCAGGTATCACCTCACCCGGGAAAGGTAACGGGTGGTGCTCGTAGCTGGTGTCCTTCGCCTACAGGTAGCTATCTCAGCGTTGACGCGGTACCTGCCGAAGTTTGAGACCCCGGCCCGACCTGCACGGGCAGCAACCAGACCGGAGAGCGACTCACGGGGATAGGCGGGATGGTAAGTACGGCACGTTGCCTGACGCTATGACCTTGGGTCATTCATTCAGGGCGGGCCGTGAGTGAGTTCCCGAACCTCGGCGGCTTGTCCGTTCGTGACGGCGATGAGGTGCCCGCGGGTTGGGAAGCATTAAATGACGAAAGGCCCCCAACCGAAGTCGAGGGCCTTTCGTGAAGTTTTGATGCACGCAGGTTTTTTACAGACTAGTGCAGTGCCCTCCCATTATGGCACATCATAATTACACGCGTGTAGTTCGTCGGCGTGTCCCGGTTTCGGGTTTTCGTCAATCTGGGGATTGTCGAGCTCCCATGCGAATGAACGGACGCCGGCGGATCCGGTTGCTCTCCATGCGCAGCATCCGCATTCGACGGCGCTCTGTTCGAGGCCTCCTTGTCCGTCTGGCCGGTAGGTGGCGGTAAGGGTTACGCGTTTCTCTGTGTCGTACCATCGCCCGCCTTTGCCTGTGAGTCCGGAGTTGAGGACTTTCACGAACCAGCCGAATCCGCATTCTGGGCAGGGGTAGGGCTGTTTGGTGCTGCTGTTGATGAGTTCGAGGACGATGGGGGCAGTGATCTTTGCTTCGATACGTGTCTCCCACTCTCCCCACATGTCGGACCATCGGTCGATGTCGGTTTCGTCGGCGGTGACCATGAAGGTGGTGTACCAGGTGCGAAGGTTTTGCTCTGGTGTGAGGTGCGGCACCTTGTCTGAGGTTTTGCGGAGCTCGGTGAGGATGAGTGCTTCGAGGGTGTCGTACTGCTCGAGGGCGTCGGTGTCGAATGGAACTTTGGAGGCTGAGGCGGCAAGGCCGTTACCTCCGGTGAGGCTGGATGCGATGGCGTCTCTTAGGAGCTTGATGAGTGGGTCGCGTCTCACCCAGCGTGGGCGTCCTTCGATGTTGGCCCGGTATGGGTGCTCTATCGTGAGTCGGTCTACGACGTCGAGCAGGGTGTCGGTCATGGTGTCTCCTGTTCGTTCTGCAGGTCGGTGATGCGTTGTTCCCATGTGGTGCGGCCGGTTCTGAGACCGTTCCCACCCCCTTCCCCCCCCCTCTCCTC